GTATCATCCGCAACTTGTGACGCAGGGACAGAGTGTAGACCTGGATAAACTTGCTTACACGATGAAAGAGAAAAGTTCCCTGTCGCTGGGTGACATTCAGAGTGTGCTGACTAATCTCGTAGAAGCGATGCGTACGGCGCTGTTCGACGGTAAATCCGTCAATATTCATGATTTTGGTGTATTCAGCCTTTCCGCTACCACGCGGGGAGTGGACACGAAAGATGAGTGTACGATGAAGAACATCAAGACGGTGAACATCAATTTCCGTCCTTCGAGCAGTGTCCGTCCTAATCTGACGTCTACCCGTGCCGGTGAGAAAATCGAGTTCCTGGATCTCGACGCGCCCAAGAAAAAGAAAACCGATGGTGAAGATCCCGGTGATGAAGGTGGCGGAGACTCCGGTGGAGGTAGTGGTGAAGCTCCGGATCCGGCAGCTTAATTCGTAGAGTGCAGATAATGTTTACAACTGATAAGAAAAATAGTGGCACTATGATGAGAAAGATTAATTTGATCGTGATCCACTGTTCCGCCACCCGTGCCGACCGTTCTCTCACCCCGGATGACTTGGAGATGCAACACCGTCGGCGTGGATTTAACGGAACAGGTTATCACTACTACATCCGCAAGGATGGAACAGTGCACCTCACCCGACCGATTGAACGTATCGGTGCGCACGTGAAAGGATTCAACTCGAACAGTGTCGGTATCTGCTACGAAGGCGGTTTGGATGCCCACGGTTGTCCGGCAGACACGCGGACACCGGAACAACGGGCGGCACTCAAACTGCTGGTACATCAATTGCTTGAGACTTTTCCCGGTAGCCGGGTGTGCGGTCACCGGGATTTAAGTCCCGACCGCAACGGAAACGGGGAGATTGAACCGGAAGAATGGATCAAGGCGTGTCCGTGTTTTGAGGTGAAAGCGGAGTTTTGAACTCCTGATGAGTAAAAGCTTAGTTCTCAATAGGACAACAACGATATGTGTCCAACCAGACAACGCTGATATGCGTTCAGCCGGATAACGACATCATGTAGTGAGAATCGTTTTTTTAGGAAGTAGTGCGCAGGTCATAGGAAGTAATGAATCATTTAAAGAGTTCGGAAAGGAGGTGTGTAGAGTTATGGCAAGTAAGAAATCCCTTTGGGATATGATTTTGAAAGTAGTCATCGCGGTGGCGTCAGCAGTAGCAGGCGTATTTGGAGCTAATGCGATGAGTCTGTAAGAAACAGAGGATTAGTTTATTTGAGAGAGGGTGCATAGGTTTTCTATTTCACCCTCTCTATTTTTTTACTCATAAAATAAATCGTATATTTATTTCTTATAAACCAACTTACTCGGAACTCCCTCCCCGAATAAATTATCACCCAGCGTCGTAATCTTATTTCCGGTAGCCAACACATAGCGGAGATTATCGCATCCCATAAAAGCACCGAACTCAATAGCCGTCACACTGGCTGGCAGCTCCAACGTGCCGCAAAGGCGACCGCAGTTGCTAAATACACGCTGTCCGATAGATTTCAGATTATGAGGTAATTTCATATTCAACAGATACTTTTTCTGTGCGAAAGTGAAGTCGGGGATAGCCGTTGCGTTCGTTCTGGAAATATCGACAGAAACGAGATTCGGCATATAATCGCGGATCAGTTTGAAGTCGGCGTTATCCAGCTTGCCCTCAACGGTCAGGAAGTTGATGTCTCTGGGTTGCAGTCCCGCTTTCAGGATCTCTTCTTCCAGTTTGCCCATGGCGCCCACTTGCAGGGTAGTCTCTACCGGTTCCCCCTCGATAAAGGCAAAGTTCTGCCATCTGTCCTTGTAGCGGTAAGAGTCGCTGCTGCCCAGGGGGACGAAGATAGCGGTAACGCTGTCTGCCAACGCTTCCGGCAACAGGTTGGGAGCTGTCTTCTTGCGGATCTGGCAGATTTTCAGGTTCTCGCAACCTTTGAAGGCGGCATCTTCGATATTCTTTGTTTTCTCCGAAAGAATCACTTTCTCCAGCGTGGCTTTGCCTTTGGTCACTCCGTCCACCACGTTCGAGAAAGCGTATGCAGGAATGAAGTTCGGCATATAAATATAGAATTTCCCGTTGGGATAAGTGCCCGCTTTTCCGCTGTACATCTTGATTTCAGCGTTCGAAATATCCAATACTTTCAGATTATCAAATTCGTCACGGAGATGGCGGAAGTCCTCCGCGTTCAGTTTGCCGGTCAGTGTGAGATGGGTGACACTGTTGGCTTCCTCTTCAGTCATCATGGAAATCAGCGTGCCGGGCTTACTCACATAATACGTTTTATTCACTTGGGCGGCTGCTCCTAACGCATTAGCGGCCAATAAGAAACTTATCAATAGTAGTTTTATTTTCATAATTTTGTAGATTTGTTCTGACAAATATAGGAAAAATAGAGAATACATGATGTTTTTTTATGTTTTATATCTAATTTTGTAGCCGGATTAACAAATTGTAAAAATGGAGGCAGACAACATTGCTGGGGGCAAAGAACCCAAAAGACTTCCTGTGTGGGCTTGTATCCCGCTGTTTATTGTGATACTTTTCATACTTCTTGGATTGTATGGTACGCTGGCCCGCGGATGTTTGTCGTTGGTGTTGGGTGTGGAAGCCCGCCATCCGGGAGTGATGGGATACATTATCCTCGAAGCCAGTATGCTGCTCGCCGTTCTGACCGCCGCCATTCCTATGCTCCGCTTCGAACGCCGTCCGTTTTCTGATTTGGGGCTCTCCTTAAAAGGACACGTTAAGGGACTGTGGTATGGCCTCCTGATGGCAATCCTGCTCTATCTGTTCGGCTTCGGAATCTCGTTCGTTTTGGGAGAGATAGAAGTCACCGGTTTCCAGTTCAAGCCGTTGGATTTGCTGGGCTCGTGGGTGTTTTTCCTGCTGGTCGCCTTGTTCGAAGAGATACTGATGCGCGGCTATATCCTCGGACGCCTATTGCATACCACCATGAATAAATTCCTGGCGCTTTTCATCTCGGCAGCGTTATTCGCCTTTATGCACATCTTCAATCCCGAAATAGCTTTCCTGCCTATGCTCAACCTGTTGCTGGCAGGTATGCTGCTGGGAGCTTCCTATCTATATACGCGGAACCTGTGTTTCCCTATCTCGCTCCATCTTTTCTGGAATTGGATTCAAGGCCCCATCCTCGGTTATCAGGTAAGCGGAAACAACTTCACCACCAGTATGCTGACTTTGCGTATGCCCGAAGAAAACGTACTGAATGGCGGAGCCTTCGGTTTTGAAGGCTCGCTCATTTGCACAGTACTTATGATTGTATTTACGATTCTGATCGTGTGGTGGGGAGAGAAAAGAGAAGCAATCAGTCTTGCGGTACCCCGATCATGCTAAGTTGAATCCGTTTCCGGTCATAATCTACATTCATCACCCTCACCATGACGTGCTGATGGATGGACACCACTTCTGTCGGGTCGGAAATGAACCGTTCCGCTAATTGAGAAAGGTGTACAAGACCGTTCTCCTTAATTCCTATATCGACAAACGCACCGAAATTAGTGATATTGCCTACAATGCCCGGAAGAATCATCCCTTCGCGCAAATCGGCTATGGTGCGTACGTTCTTGTCGAACTCGAAGACTTTGATAGCCTTGCGCGGGTCACGTCCCGGCTTGTCGAGCTCCTGCAGAATATCCTGTAAGGTAGGCAGACCGACGGTAGGAGTGATGTAGTCGGAAATATTGATCTTCCGGCGAAGTTCCTTGTCGGCTATCAACTCGTCGATGGTGCATTTCAGGTCTTTGGCCATTTGCTCTACGATGTGGTAACTTTCCGGATGCACGGCGGTATGATCCAACGGATTTTTAGCTCCGGGGATGCGAAGAAATCCTGCGCATTGCTCGAAGGCTTTGGCGCCCATGCGCGGCACTTTCATCAGTTCTTTCCGCGAACTGAAAGCTCCGTTCTCCGCCCGGTAATTGACAATGTTCTGTGCCAGTTGGGGGCCCAGACCGGATATATAAGTGAGCAGATGACTGCTTGCCGTATTGAGATTTACCCCGACCAGGTTCACGCAATTCTCTACCGTCTGATCGAGTGCTTTCTTCAGCTTCGTCTGGTCTACATCGTGCTGGTATTGGCCCACGCCGATAGACTTGGGATCTATCTTCACCAACTCTGCCAACGGATCCATCAGGCGGCGTCCGATGGAGACTGCCCCACGCACCGTTACGTCGTAATCCGGAAACTCGTCACGAGCAATTTTGGAAGCCGAATAAATGGAAGCCCCCTGCTCGCTGACTACAAACACGGGTATCTGACGGTCGAAACTCTGACTGTTGATGAAATCTTCCGTCTCCCGGCTTGCCGTTCCGTTGCCGATGGAGATGGCTTCTATCTGGTAGGCCTCAATCATCTTGCGAAGTTTCGAAGCAGCCTCGCCGGTCTTGTTGATCGGAGGATGCGGATAGATATTCTCATTATGCAACAGATTGCCTTGCGCGTCGAGACAAACCACCTTACATCCGGTACGGAATCCGGGGTCGATGGCGAGCACCCGTTTTTGTCCCAATGGCGGAGCGAGAAGAAGTTGGCGGAGGTTTTCGGTGAATACGCGAATTGCTTCATCGTCGGCTTTCTCTTTGGATTGGGCGGCAAATTCTGTTTCGATGGAAGGCTTGAGCAAACGTTTGTAAGCATCCGTCGTGGCTTCGCCCACTTGCCGGCTACATTCGTTGTTGCCACGTACGAATTGGCGTTCCAAACGTTCGATGCAGGCCTCGTCGTCAGGATTGATAGACACTTTCAGCAATCCTTCCGACTCTGCCCGGCGGATGGCGAGCAGACGGTGGGACGTGCAACGTTTCAGTGGCTCGGAGAAATCGAAATAATCGCGGTATTTCGCTGCTTCTTCCTCTTTTCCTTTGACTAGTTTGGCCGTAATCTCTGCCTGGCGCCCGAACTGGTTACGTACCGCGTTACGGGCACGCTCGTCTTCGTTCACCTGCTCCGCGATAATGTCACGCGCACCTTTCAGTGCGTCGTCCACATCTTTCACTTCACCTTTCACAAAGGAAGCGGCTTTGGCGCTAAGGTTGTTTTCCCGTTGCAACAGCAGGATGGTGGCAAGCGGCTCCAGTCCTTTCTGGCGGGCCACTTCGGCACGTGTCTTCCGTTTGGGTTTGTAAGGGAGGTATATATCTTCCAGTTCCGTCGGGTTCCAGGTGTCGTTGATGCGCTTCTCCAGTTCGGCAGTCAGTTTGCCCTGTTCGGTGATGGTGCCGAGAATTGTTTCTTTCCGTTTGGCTATGTCGCACAACTTATCGTGTTGCTCTTTGATCTGCTCTATCTGCACCTCATCCAGCCCGCCAGTGGCTTCTTTGCGGTATCGGCTGATGAAAGGAATCGTAGCACCTTCGCCCAAAAGATGGAGCGTGCTGCTTATTTGTCTTTCCGGTATGCCCAGAAATCCGGAAATCATCTTGTGAAATAATTCCATAATTTGTATTTTTTGACAGTAAATGAGCGACAAAAATACATATAAATCTGTTAAACCCGACAAGTTTTACTATATTTGCAACTCAATTAATGAATTAACACATCAAAACTGCATTATTATGCTGGGACGTCTTGGGTATTTTTTTATCTGTTTTCTTTGGCTCCTGCAGTCATCGAAGGTCTTGGCTGTCTCTAACGATAAGAAACCTATTCTGATTATCTGTTCTTATAATCCGGCAGCGCACCAAACATCGGTCACTATTTCCGATTATATGGATGAATATAGTAAGTTGGGAGGACAGCGCGACATCATCATCGAGAATATGAACTGTAAAAGCTTCTCGGAAGCTCCGCTATGGAGCAAAATGATGACACAGATTCTTGCTAAATATCAGGGGGAAAAGCATCCGGCGCAGATTATTTTGTTAGGTCAGGAAGCATGGGCCGCTTATTTGTCGCAGCGGGATGAAATGCAGGTGAAAGTGCCCGTGATGTGCAGTCTGGCCAGTAGCAACGTGGTGATATTGCCGGAAGATACCGTGGGAAGCCTGGACAGCTGGATGCCCGAATCTGTCGATATCTTCGACGACCATTTGAATATCCCCGAACTCAAATCGGGATTTATCAACCAATATGATATAGAGGGTAATATTCAGATGATTCAAGCCTTCTATCCGAAAACGAAACACATTGCCTTTATTTCGGACAACACGTATGGCGGAGTGACCATGCAAGCATTGGTGCGAAAAGAAATGAAGAAATTCCCCGATCTGGATTTGATTCTGATGGATGGACGGAAACATTCTATTTATACCATCGTTGAGGAGTTGAGGCAACTGCCCGAAAACACGGTGATCCTGGTAGGAACGTGGCGGGTGGATATGAACGAGGGGTATTTCATGAGAAATGCCACGTATGCCATGATGGAAGTTACCCCTACCATTCCGACTTTTACCCCTTCATCGGTGAGTCTCGGTCATTGGGCGATAGGAGGGGTGTTGCCCGACTACCGGAAAGTGGGTGGAGAGATGGCTATGGAGTCTGTACGGATGGATACGCACCCGCAGGATACGGCGAAACATCTTTCGGTAATCGGCTGCAAAGCGGTATTGGATAGCCGGAAGGTGAAGGAATGGGGGCTGGACCCGGCGGTGTTGCCTTTTAAAGTGCAGCTTGTCAACCAGCCGGTTTCGTTCTATCAGCAATATACTTATCAGATATGGTCTGCCTGTGCTTTGTTTGTGATTCTGGTGCTCGGCTTGTGCATCTCTCTCTTCTATTATTTCCGTACGAAACGCCTGAAAGATGAGCTGCTGAAATCGGAGAAGGACTTGCGCGTAGCAAAAGACAGGGCGGAAGAGTCCAATCGTCTGAAGAGTGCTTTCCTTGCCAATATGAGCCATGAGATACGGACACCGTTGAATTCGATTGTAGGATTCTCGGATGTATTGGCCGTTGGCGGTAGCACGGAGGAGGAACAGCAGTCTTATTATCAGATTATCAAAACCAATTCGGATTTGTTGCTTCGGCTGATTAACGATATTCTCGACCTTTCACGTCTGGAGGCCAACCGGGTGACGCTGACTTGGGAGGAATGTGACATGGTGCAGTTGTGCAGCCAGGTGGTGGCGTCTGTTAGTTTTTCGCGGCAGTCGTCGGAAAACCAGTTCTTGTTTACCACTTCTTTCGAATCTTTCCGGATGGTGACGGATGTGCAGCGTATGCAGCAAGTGATGATTAACCTGCTGTCCAACGCCAACAAGTTTACAAAATGCGGTAAGATCACATTGGACTTTTCTGTGAACGAGGAAACGCAAATGGCTGTCTTCTCGGTGACGGACACCGGATGCGGTATCCCGAAAGAAAAACAAGGACTTGTGTTCGAGCGTTTTGAGAAACTGAATGAATATGCCCAGGGTACCGGACTGGGATTGTCTATCTGTAAATTGATTGTGCACAAATGGAAAGGAAGTATATGGATCGACCCTGACTATACCGGTGGGGCGCGGTTTGTATTCTCTCATCCGTTAAATCTAAATATAGAAAAAGAATGAAACGAATCGTATTAATTTATGGCTTGCTTCTCTGCCTCGCTCTGTCTGTTGCGGCGCAGGAGAAGGTGGTGAAACTGAAGATTGTAGAAACAAGTGACGTACACGGCAATTATTATCCTTATAATTTTATAACCCGCCACGAGTGGAAGGGGAGTCTCGCACGGATTTATTCTTTCGTGCAGAAAGAGCGCGAGCAATATAAGGAGAATCTGATATTGCTGGATAACGGCGATATTTTGCAGGGACAGCCCACTGCCTATTACTATAATTATATAGATACGGTGTCTCCCCATCTTTGCTCGGAAATGATGAATTACATGAAGTATGATGCCGGCAACATGGGTAACCATGACGTGGAAACGGGACGTGCCGTTTTCGACCGTTGGATCGCCACTTGTGATTTCCCTGTGTTGGGTGCCAACATCATAGATACGTCTACGGGACAGCCCCATCTGGCTCCTTACAAAGTGTTGGAACGTGAGGGCGTGAAGATCGTGGTATTGGGAATGATTACCCCTGCCATCCCTGCATGGCTCTCCGAAAACCTGTGGAAAGGATTGCGTTTCGATGATATGGAAGAGACGGCACGCAAATGGATGAAGGTTATCCGTGAAAAAGAGAACCCGGATTTGGTGATCGGCTTGTTCCATGCCGGACAGGAGGCTTTCAAAATGTCGGGCAAATACAACGAGAACGCTTCTCTCAACGTAGCGAAGAATGTGCCGGGATTCGATATCGTATTGATGGGGCACGATCATTCCCGCGAATGTAAGAAGGTGATGAATGTTGCCGGAGACTCGGTGTTGATTATCGATCCGGCCAGCAATGGGATTGTTTTGTCTAATGTAGATGTGACCTTGAAACTGAAAGATGGAAAGGTGCAGAGCAAGGATATCAAGGGTGTCTTGACGGAAACGGAGGCTTACGGAATCAGCGAGGAGTTTATGAAGCGTTTTGCCCCGCAATATGAAACGGTGCAGAAGTTCGTTTCGAAGAAGATCGGCACTTTTACCGAAAGTATCTCCACTCATCCTGCTTTCTTCGGCCCTTCTGCCTTTATCGACCTGATACATACCTTGCAGCTCGACATCACCGGTGCCGACATCTCGTTTGCCGCTCCGCTTTCGTTTGACTCGGAAATAAAGAAGGGGGATGTATTTGTGAGTGATATGTTCAATTTATATAAGTATGAGAACATGCTGTATGTGATGACTCTGTCCGGAAAGGAGATTAAGGATTTCTTGGAGATGTCTTATTATATGTGGACGAACCGGATGAAATCACCGGAAGATCATCTGCTCTGGTTTAAGGAGAAGCGTCGTGAAGGTGCGGAGGATAGAGCGTCTTTCCAGAATTATAGCTTTAATTTCGACTCGGCTTCGGGCATTATTTATACGGTGGATGTCACTAAACCGCAGGGCGAGAAGATAACGATCAAAAGCATGGCTGATGGTTCTCCTTTCCGCATGGATAAGATATATAAGGTGGCCTTGAATTCTTACCGTGGCAATGGTGGCGGAGAATTGCTGACGAAAGGGGCGGGCATCCCGCAGGAGAAGTTGAAAGACCGCATTATTTTCTCTACGGATAAGGATCTCCGTTTCTACCTGATGAATTACATTGAGGAGAAAGGAACGATGGACCCGAAAGCGCTCAATCAGTGGAAGTTTGTCCCGGAAAAGTGGACGGTGCCGGCTGCCAAACGTGATTATGAATATCTGTTCCGGTCTGTTCGATAAGTATCTAAAAGTGTTCATTATGTCCGATAATGCTCCCGATTGGCTTGTATATCTGATTAAATGCTGGTATATTTGTCGCCAAAAAAAGAGAGAGTATGGATATTCAAAGTGTTCCGAAAGTAGGTATTTCTTCGGTAGTTCATTCTAAACATATAGATGCCGACAACATTGATGTTGTTGATAATGATATAGCGCTTTTCGATACGGAGAGCGTTATATCGTTGTATAACGGGCCTACCAAACTGGAAGTGTTGACGGTGGGGCTTTGTCTGGAGGGTACCGGTACTTTTAAGATTAGTTTGCGTGAATTTCAATTGTGTCCCGGACTGATGGTGATAGCACTGCCTAATCAGATTATCGAGCAGCGGTATTTCAGTCACGATTTTAAAGGCATTTTCTTTGCTGTGTCGAAGAACTTGCTGGAGACGTTGCCTAAGATCGGAAATGTGCTTTCTTTGTTTTTCTATCTGAAAGATTATCCGTGTTTCGACCTCACTCCGCACGAGCAGGAGGTGGTGAAGGAGTATCACGCGTTTATCAGGAAACGGTTGAGGAATAAGGAGGCTTTATACCGTAGGGAAGTGGTAATGGGACTGATGCAGGGGTTCTTTTTCGAGCTTTGCACTATTTTCACTAATCATGCACCCGCAAACGCTACTACGATGAAGACTAAAAGCCGGAAAGAGTACATCTTCGAACGCTTTTATGAGTCTCTGGTGGAGTCTTACCAGTCTGAACGCAGCGTAAAATACTATGCCGACCAACTGTGTCTGACACCGAAACATCTTTCGGGAGTCGTGAAAGAAGTCAGCGGAAAAACGGTGGGAGAGTGGATTGACGAGTTGGTGATTCTGGAAGCGAAAGCCCTCCTGAATTCTTCAAGTATGAATATACAGGAGATTGCCGACCGGCTGAATTTTGCAAACCAATCTTTCTTCGGGAAATACTTCAAGCATTACACCGGTATGTCTCCAAAAGAATACCGGAAAAGCCGCTAAAATCATAGGACACCGGAGCGTACACGGCTTAGTGTCTCCGGTGTCATCAGAAGATAGGAAGCGATGTGTGCCAGAGGCGCGCGTTTGATGATTTCCGGATGTGTTTCGAGCAGGAGGTTATAGCGTTCGCGAGCGGATTCGAAACGCCAGGAGTCTGCTTTAACCTGTGATACAATTAAAGAGTATTCCAATATCTTTTGATAGAACATGTTGATTTCCCAGTTCTCCCTCGCTAATTTTTGTATCATGTCGCGGGGGAATAAGTAAATAATGGAAGGTTCAAGAGTTTCTACGATTAGCCGGGTGGGTACTTGTTTCAGAAAACTTTCAATGCACATCACGATACATCCTTCGTATGAGAAATGTTCGGTCACGTCTTTCCCGTTTTTGTAATAGTACTGCCTAAGCATGCCTTTTCCTACAAAAACAAGTTCGTGGGCTACTTCTCCTTCGTTGAGCGCTATGGCTCCTTTGGGGAATTCTTCACGAATCAGTATGCTTTCTATCTGCCGTCTTCCTTCTATACTCATCTCCGGAAAGCGGGAATTGACAACAGCATTTACAGTCTCTCTTAATAGTGTATCCATGTCTTTTCTGTCTTGATGTGTGCAAAAATACTAAAAACGGTTGACATAAATCAAGGGTGGTATAAAAAAGATGTATATTTGTCCGCAAAATCAAGAAGTAAGGTGATTATGAATAAGATAATAGGCTTGGCAGTGTTGCTGTTTTGTTTGAGTGGCTGCGTAAGGGATAATGATGCTATTTATTATCCGGTTGGCAACGTGGATGTGGAAAGAGGCGGTCCGGCTTTGGAGGCAGGAAAGGGAGATTTGATAGCCCGAAGTTATAATACCGAAGATTATGTGTTGGACACGCTTGCGCAGTATCCGGGTGACCCGACTCTCGGTAAACTGACATTTATGATTAACCTGAAAAATCAGTTGGCGGATCAGGAAGTAGATGGATTTAATGGCGTCGGCCGGTCTAAACTAACGATGAGCCTTGGATATAAAGACGGTAACTATCCGGTAGAAAGTCAAGTCCCTGTTTATACCTCGTCTGATGTGACTGCCAGTTATGCAATCAAACTCCGCTTGAAAGGGGAATTGACCTTGACGGGAGACGAATGGATGATTGACTATGTGTATGCCCAATTAGCGGGCTTATTCCAGCCTTATCCGCCTACGTCTTTCCCGGAAGTGTTTATGTGTAAAGGAGGTGAGCAACCATTCGCTACTTTCGATTCTTTCCGTAGAACCTGGACGTTTGATATAACCTATGATCGTTCCAACCTTTCTTTCAGCCAACTGTATTTCAACTTGTTCGTAAACCTGGCTGGGCAGAAGAGGGAAGAAAGAGTCCGGTTGAGAATAGATAAAGAATCTTACTTTGAGATCTATAAAGAAAAAGAGGAAATGTAGTTTAGCTGCATTTCCTCTTTTTCTTTGTAGGTAGGTACATTAATGGGATAGCACGATAACTATGCGAGATGAAAATTTGCGCAAAATTTGCATTTTTCTTTTGAAAATACCTCTTTATATCGCTTAAAAACGATATTTTGAGATAAATATAAGGCAATAAAAAAGCCCCTTACTTGTTAGTAAGAGGCTGATAATCAGATAGTAGTGGGTACGAGAATCGAACTCGTATTACATGCGTGAGAGGCGTTTTTGTACACCATCTAAAACGCTTATAACTAATATCTTATAATATTTATAAAATCTATTTGCACCGAATTTGCATTAAAAAACGGTACTCATGTCCTTTCTTATAAATATCACCTCTTATATTTCATCTTTATCAAAGAACGTCTTCAATACAAAGTTAATCAATCAATCAGAAATAGCAAATATTATTTGTTTGAATTTAAGCTATCTGTTTCTAGTTTATCCGGCTAATAGTAAACATACTATTATGACAGATGAAGAACTAAGAGCATTTTGCTTAAAGCAAGCTATTCAAATCATTACTCACAAAGAACAGCCTCGAACCATGGGCTTTCAAAATACAGATAGTATATACTTATTTGAACTTACTGAAATCCTTTTAGAGTATATCAAAACAGGAAAACAAAATTATGTACCCGTCTATTTGAACTACTTCAAATAATCTGCGACTATTGCAATTATAGCTATAATGGCAGATGCAATGCTTGTTATTATAGCTATATTTACGCCTGTTCGTTGTCTTTTCCTCTCCTTTTCTTCTCCGCTAAAGAATCCGCGTCTTCCTAATTCAAATCCTTTTTCGTTTAAACCATAATATCGGTTTTTCCCGTCGCCGGAGAAAGTTCCATAAAATCGCATGACGTAATCAACCGCGTTATCGGTAGTAGCTTTTCTTTGATCCTCTGTCAAATCATCAGCATTTATAAGACCCCCTTTGTCGTAGGCGATTTTTATAATTTCTTCTGCGATTATTTCTGTGTTATTCATATTGTTATTATGTTATAATCCACGGAGAAATATTATTATATCTATTGCTTTATATCCTTCTATTTTTAACAATGCTTTCAAATAGGATTCTTTCTTTTCCTCTTTCAATACTCTTTTCAATTCATTGTTATTAACTGATCGCATAGCTTCTCTAGCCTTTAATATACATGCGTTTATTGCATCTGAATAGTTCTCAATATATGGCTTTTCTATTATATCAGATATGACGTCTAAATAACGAAGTAAAGCGTTTTCAAATTGACTCTTAAATAAAAAATTATCTCCTTGTATGAATAATAATGACGTCATTATTTCTGTTTGGCTTTTTTCATTTGCTTTTTCAATGTATTCTATCATTTCTTTTTTGGTAACATTGATACTCTCCGTTAAAGAATCGCTAGTTTGTTTTACTTTACCATCTATCTTCTTATCTATTGCAATCACATTCCAAATCTGCCATCCAATTAACATCGTCACTAAAAGCGATAAAATCCCTACTATCACCCCGATATAGTCTATACCTAACTCCGGCGCGGATGGTAACGAAACGCAAATAGCAACAACGCTACATATAATCGCAGCGATTGACAAACAGTTGCTCCAATATGATTTGATTCGGTTTTTCATGTTTAGATGAATTAATTTGGTTTATTCATTGGAATCAGCTTTCCATTTTAAAGAAGTCTTCAAAATTTCAGATTCAGAACCATTCCATTCATGCTTATATTGAATAAACATAAATGGAGCATTTGATAGAGTTTTAAATGTGTACGTTCTCATCCTTGACTCTCCGGGGAATAAGTCGTTAAAAAATCCAGTTTGGAACTCTCCTTTGGTGAATAAATTGTAGTACGCCTCAAAGCTGCCCTCTGGTATTATATCCGATTTAGTATTGTTTTTCAAAGTGTAATCTATCTTGTAATATGTAGTTCCTTGATTGTTGTTTATTATGTCTATTGAGTTCATTGTGACTGTCATATTGTCAGGTGCTAAATATTCTTTCCTAAAATCCAAATAATCAAACTTATCTTCGTCATTGGGGTTATTAGATTCAATAACTCTCCCTGTGTTGTATAAAATCTTATATGTATACTTTACTACTCCATCTACAGTGGTAAGGTCATAGCTTGCTATTATATTGTCTTCTTCAAATGATAAATGTGAACTGTATGAATTATAATAGGGTAACTGTGGATAAAACTTCCAAGTTTTAGTAATGTCAGCCGTATTTCCCTTTGTTATGATTGCATTATTTGCAGAAACAAAGTTTGTTTCGTCTTTCCAGATAGTATTTCCATATGGCAATTCCATCTCTCGTTTTGATTGAATTATATTTCCATTATTTGATATTTGTGAGAACCATAGGGTTGCGTTAGGGTTTAGAGCAATCTCTTCTTTGTCTATTCCACAAATAAAACAATTATCATATACATTAATATATGAATATAAATACCTGTCCAATACTTTTATAAAAATTGCAGATCCGTCATCTTGTGATAGAATTGTTGGAAACATAGTTTTAGCCATAGAAGTTGGGCTGTCATCTTCTCCGACAACACATCCTACAACAATATTTCCATTCGATAATTCTTTGGGTAGATATGCCCATGAATAATTCTCATTTTCGGGATGTGTATTATTTTCCCATATCAAGTCCCCTTTTAAATCATATTTTGAAAACCAAAAAACTTTATTGATTCCTGCATTTCTTGCACCATAAAGATACTTATACCCTTTGCTATCAATAAAAACTTCATTCAAAGTATTGATTGTTTGTGCATTTATGACCTTACATCCTGTAAGTCTATATATTTCTTGCGCTTTTTGATATGCTTCGTCTGTTGCTTGATTGCCGCTTTCTGATTCGCCCTGCTCTTCTACTATTCCTTTCCCACATGAACACAGACAAAAAACGAGAAAAAATACAGTTGAATATGATAATAGCTTTTTCATGTTGTTTTGTTTTTAGTGATTTATAATATGTTTTTAATTGATAAAATATTCTCCACAATAAAAAGATGAATAATTTCCCGTTTCGGTAAATCTATATCATCATAGTCTGGATTCTCACTACGAAGCAGGATTAAATTATCTGAATCCTTAGGATGTCTACGAACTCTTTTTATAAGCCTGTATTCGTTCGTTATAATTAAATACACCTGTCCGTAGTTGAAATAATCCCAACTCTCAATCTTTCTAATTACTACCCTGTCGCCCGAAGCTATTAGAGGTAACATACTATCGCCTGTAGCGAATATAATCTTTGAATCCGGGTTTATCTCCGGCGCGTCTATACTTCCTATCACTTTTTCGTCTGTAAATTCTATATCTCTACCATTTAGCCCGCAGGTTGCGTCTATGTCGTATATTAATGCTCCTTTTCGTTTTGTTTCGCTTATTGCAGATTCGGAAATCTCGATTGTTTTTTGTTCTCGCTCTGCATTTTTAATCATTTCTCCTTTATCTCGCAGAAGCCATTCGGTTGACATGTCACCGTATACTCTACTAATTTTCATTGCAATATCGGCGGATATACTTTTGGTCTTTCCCCAATATCCCTTAGATAATCCAGCTTCTGCTTCTAATCTATATACACTAATTCCTTTATAATCAATGTATTTCTGAATTTTTTCTTTTATAGTCATACTGTCGTCTACTAATAAAGGTTAATTAATAGAATATAGTCTACTAAATATTTGCATAGTAGAGTATAGTCACCTATCTTTGTCGCATCAAAGTTAATCAATCAATCAAGAACTAACAAATAAAAGTATAGAATTATGAAAGCAGGAATGAGCGATAAAGAAAAAGGCAATACGATAACTCAAATAATGGTTAGCATGAAACAAGCCGCTTTAGCTGAAAACAAACCTTTCGATGAAGGTATATTTTTCGACCTCGCATTTATGAGCGATGAAGAGTTATTGAGAATTTCAAAACTTTGCGGCATTAAATAAGATAACAAAAAAAATAACTGGCGGGGCGAGAGCCCTGCACAATATAGATAATAATGGAAATAGGAATGATCGGAGACGTAGAATTTAAAAAAGCAGGAAGCGAAACGGTATGTTGTGTTAGCTTGATTAATACAACAGCCGGACAAAGATTCTTAGCGTGTACACTCGCTAGTAGTAAGACTTTCAAAACGTTCAAGGGCGCAGAGAAATTTATGAACTCATTCGGTTATCAGAAGATTTAATATTAATCCGTGCCCTTCGGGGTTACATAATAAATACGATTATGAAAGCAACTAGCACTTTAACCAGAAAGACAGCCTTAGAGATATTAATCGAAAGCCGTGATAAGAACGCCATTAATGCATTAATTTCGAAAAAAGAAATAGCATTAGAAGAGGCTGTTAATAATGCAGAATGGTATGCAAGTCTCGGGCTTGACGGAATGGCAGATAATGAAGTAGCAAGGCAAGAAAAATTAATAAGAGATATAGAGCGATTGAAAGCAGCTATTTAATATTAATCCGTAGCCCTTCGGGGCTACATAACACGATACACGACAATGAGACGAAAAAGAAACGAATTAACTGCCCTTTTAAGGGGGATGCAGCCCGGGGAAACAATGACCTTCCCTCGTTCTAAAAGAAATTCAGTTAGACCGACCTGTACAAATCTAAAATATGACGAAGGTCTACTGTTTACGACGGAAACCGATAAAGATAATCTAATTGTTACACGATTGAATAATGAACAATGGGACGAACTAGAGTAACCGGAAAAGTTGAGCCAATAGTGAAGAAGTGGCTTAGTAAAGACGAAGCAAAATCCTATATAGGATGCTCGGATGATTTTTTGAGAACGTTACGGGAAAAAGCTCTCATTTCTTTTTCTCAATTTGGAAAAATGATCTGGTACGATTTATCGAGTATAGATAGATTCATACAAAGTAATAAGGTAGTATAAAACAAACACCATGTTAACACTAAAACAAAGTCCCGCCGCTATTATCTTAATGCTTTCAGCGTGCAGCCTTGCAGAAGGCGAGCCGGAGCCGGGCAAATTAATTATCGCACTATTGATCGTATTTATAACGGTTATCTACGTGCTAGTCTGTAACTATCTAAACGTGAAACGACATGGCGGCGAATCCTCAATGTATCGGTAATTGCCGAATTTGTACGGTTCTTGGCGCGTGCCCTGCTGATACTCTAGTTTGCGAAGATTGCGGCGAAGAGATCGAACCGGGCGAAGAGATAGAATTAGAGGTCGAAACGTACGAACGTGGCAGACATGGCACAAAGATAATAACGGTTTGCGCTCGTTGTTATGAGTCGCTTTATCAGGGTGGAAACGATAACTTTTAAACAACACGATAATGACACATTGGAAAACTCAATTTAATTACGACTATCTAGGCGCTTACAGCCTACCGGATGGAAAAGATATAATTCTCACCATCCGCGAAACGAAAAAAGAACAAGTAGTCGGCGCGTCTGGAAAGAAAGAAGAATGTTTCGTCGCTTATTTCTTCGAGAGTGTGAAACCGATGATCCTCAACCGGACGAACTGCAAAACATTGACGAAAATTTTCAAAAATCCGAATTTTGAGTCATGGATAAACAAGCAAATCCAAATCGGAGCGGTATTAGTTGACGCTTTCGGCGAAAAGGTTGATTCGCTTCGTATTCGTCCTTTTCTTCCGAAAGTAGAAAACTCATTGCCTACTGTTGAGACAGGATCGGCAATCTGGAAAAATATCCTCGATGGTCTGGCAGGTGGTTTTACGGTCGCACAGGTACAGACGAAATATAAACTAACTAAAGAACAAATCAAAGAATTAGTAGCACATGAAATCAAGTGAACAAAAAGAAATCGAATGGAAGGAAAAGAGACGGGGCAAAATAACCGCCTCTACGCTTCCCGATCTGATGAAAGCGGGCAAAGGTTGTCCCTTTGGTAAAGGTGCGTTAGACGCAATGTATTTAGTACGATACGAGCGGAGAACCGGGACGATGCGAGAAAACGGAAGTAACAAAGCGTTTGATTGGGGGCATGAAAACGAACCGCTAGCGGTCGAATGGGTACGGAGCCAGTTAATGAACGAGATCAAGTCGTGTACAACTGATTTTAAAGACATTGTTTTCAATGAACCGTTTGAAGGATTCGGAGATTCACCGGATTTCTATGTGTACGGATTTGACGGGAAAGTTATCGCTCTGGGTGAGATCAAGTGCCCGATGTCGCAAGGAAAGATCGAATCGCTGCAGTTCGGAAATACCATCGACGAAAAAGACGAATATTATTGGCAATTCCTCGGACACTTTTTAGGTCGCCCGGACGTGGACAAATTGTATTATGTCATTTATGACGGTTATACAAATGAAGGTCGAATACTCGAAATGAATCGCGCCAACCACGCGGATAATATAAAGAAACTCTATGATCGAATCCGGTTGGCTAGCGAGATGATAGACGAATCTATCCGTTCCGGTCTGGACTTGCTCGATTGTGTCGATAAGGCAAAAGAGGTCTTAAAATTAAAGATGCAGATCGAGGCGTTAAAGCCGGAAGCAAAAAACAGTGTTCCGGTTAAGAATCAGATTTATAAGATACGGAAGGAATTAAAGAAATTGACGAAGAAAGTACCGTCACAACACTAACACAACACGATTAATCACATTTTTATAAACACTTTAATAAACACAAAATTATGATGCACACTTGGTTTTTATGTAAAATTCGTTACGAGAAGGTGATGGAAAACGGAATGCAAAAAAAAGTGACTGAACCGTATTTAGTCGATGCACTAAGTTTTACCGAAGCAGAAGCACGAATAATCGAAGAGGTCACACCGTTTATCTCCGGTGAGTTTACAGTGTCCGACATTTCCCGCGCACATTATAGCGAGATATTTACTAGCGAAGAGGATTCCGCCGATAAATGGTTTGCCGGGCGACTTGCTTTCACTACGCTTGACGAGAAAAGCGGCAAGGAGAAACGGACTTATACAAACGTACTCATACAGGCGGCGGACATTCACGACGCAATGAAGAAACTCGACGAAGGAATGAAAGGAACGATGGCGGATTATTCTTCGATTTTGCTTAAAGAAACGGCGATTGTAGACGTTTATCCGTATGAAGTAAATTAACAAGTGCTATGTTGATAGATAATTCAAAATATCCGATTTTAAATTTTGTGCTCAATGGAAGGATTCATGTTCCCGAAATTGATGCTTGCTCCTTTTATGCAGAAGCAGCCTCTACGCAAAATCGTATAAATGAGGTTCATTCTTTGAAAAATAAAAATGTAGATTTGTTATCAAATAGTTTCTATGACGCTATGATTAAATCTTCAAAATCATTTGAACCTATATTGAACGGTAGCGATTTTACAAAAGGGTTAGAATCTTCTGGTACTATTATTTTCGGAAATATAGGCGTGTCTTATATCATTAAAAATGAAGGAATGGCTTCAATATGGTTTATAAATGGGGTGTGCGCAATAATAAATACAGAGAATGTAACATTTAGAACATCTATGCACGGGGTTGGGGGGGCTGATCTTATGAGTAACGCCAACCTTAGAGTATCTTTTATCCTTTGCTATATTCTTTTTAAAAAATACGCTAAAGTTGACACAAAAACAATTAGTCACAAATCAAAATTAAAGGTTGGAGCAAGAAAATACAAGAATAAGTCAGACATCGATATTAATCTTATGGATTGCACATGGTTTACTACTATTGTTCGAAATGAATGCTTCTCCGTTAGAGGACATTTTAGGCTACAACCCAAAAAAGACAATACTGGGAATTGGACGAAAGAATTGATTTATATTAATGAGTTTCAAAAACATGGATATATAAAAAGAGCGAAGGTTTTATCAAATTAGTAACAACGCGCCGGGTGAAAGCCCCGGCAAATCGGATAAGTGGCGGAATTGGAAACGCCTAGTTATGTAAGGTTGATCGCTAGACATTCCGTTAATGCGGTGCGGCTCTTGAAGTATCATTCCCGGTTCGAATCCGGGCTTATCCACTATTCACAAACCAATTAAAATGACATGGCAAAGTATAACAATGTAAAAATAGACGGATACGACTCTAAAAAGGAATATCGACGCGCTAAGGAGTTGAAACTACTCGAAAAGAAGGGGATTATAACCGGATTACAAGAGCAAGTAAAATACGAGCTTATTTCGCCTCAATATCGTTTCTATGAAGTGCAGGGAGTGCGGAAGATGCTACGTAAAAAGAAGCTGATCGAACGAGGAGTTTACTACATCGCGGATTTCGTTTATTATCGGGATGGTGAGTATATCGTCGAAGATACTAAAGGTGTTCGGACAAAGGAGTATATAATCAAACGTAAGCTCATGCTTTACGTTCATGGAATTAAAATAAAGGAGGTATAAGAATGGTGAAGAAAACAGCACAAAAGCAAGTAAAACACGATTGTCGAACGTGTCGCAACGGAGGAAGAGAGAATAATTTTATTTGCTATTGTTCCGTCCTGAAAGTAGGGCGGGCGATCGGGATAAGGATTTGTAGTTATTATGTCGCTCGATAGACTTTATAAGTGTGATGAATATAGACGGATATACGCTAACCGAAAAGATGCGAAAAGCGCGACGACGTTTCAGATTTACCGCCACCGAACAAGCCCTTTTTTACGAATTAGTGGCTATTTGTAACGGCGAAGATTGGAGGGACGTTTTCGATTGCTCGAACATTGAACTTTGTTTTGCGCTTAACGTGAATGAGAAAACACTAATAAAAGCCCGTGAGTCTTTAATAAATGCAGGATTGATTTATTATAAATCTGGTAAGAACAAACGTATTATAAGCTCTTATTCTTTCGTGAAGGAATTTAAAACTACTGTAACTACTACTGTAAATTTTACAGCCAATCAGACAGCCAATAAGGGAGCCAATCAGACAGCCAATGATACAGTAGATAAGGGAGTCAATGATACAGGGGATAGTACAGACTATAATAAACTAAAACAGAAACCAAACAGAAATATACTCTCTAAAGTCTCTCATGGAGATTTTGATTTTATATCTGACGAGTTTTTAGAAGCGTTTTCGCTCTGGCTTGAATACAAGAAAGACAGGCGGGAAAATTACAAATCGGAAAAGTCACTCAAAGCGTGTTACAACAAATTAGTGAAATTGAGCAAAGGTAATCCGGCGGTCGCATCTCAAATCGTAGATGAATCGATTGCGAATAATTGGGCGGGATTTTTTGAACTAAAAAACGATAAATGCGAATATGGAAACAAGAAGCAAACAGACTCTACCGATAGCGGCGATACTATCATACGGACTACCGTACTATGACGAGCCGATAGAAGTAGAGAAGCGCCCGGAGTGGTTTAAAGCGTGTTGCAAATATGTTTGTCCTAACTTCAAGATAGACGATTCGAATAGAAACATAATGAACCAACTGTTTTTGTATACTGAAGGACGATCCGAGAAGCTAGATTCAAATAAAGGGTTATTGTTACGAGGTGACATCGGTACAGGAAAAAGTACTATCATGCAGATTCTAAACCGATATAGTTATTTCACACGCGGCAAAGCAAGGGGCGGCTATCCGATCGGTGGTTTTAGGATTGATTCGGCTTCCTGTATTGCAAACGGCTTTTCGATGCGCGGAAAGGATGCACTAGAATTGTATACTTACAACAACGGTACGCCGCGAATGATCTGTTTTGATGAACTAGGACGCGAGCCAATCCCGGCAAAGTATTTCGGTACTGAACTAAACGTGATGCAGTATATTTTCCAATGTAGGTACGAGTTGAGACATGAGGCAATAACTCATGTTACAACGAACTTAACGATTAAGGAAATACAGCGTATTTACGGCGCGTATATCGCGGATCGAATAAATGAAATGTTTAACGTATTGGACTTGAACGGAGCTAGTAGAAGATAATTAATACAACGAAACCATGCGAAGCAGAAAAAAGAAACTTGTGTACTTTAAAAAGATTCCGGTTCGCGTTGATCTGGAACAATGGCAAAGGCTCGATAAGATTCGCGCTGACTATCATTTCAAAAGCACATACGAGATTATGCAGTACATTTTAGGCTGCTTTCTCCGGGTTGCCGATCCGATGCCCGGCGATGATGATGAAGAAGTGATACCGGACGAAATCAAAGAAATGTTCTACGATCTATCACAGGCGGAACGACATTTCGAGTATGTAAAACCAAAACGAAAACTACCACAACACAAGGTAGACGAAATGAACGGACAGAAACGATTAGAAGGATTTTAATATGGTTAAAAAACTATCAAACACAAATTATTTGCACGATGTATCAGCAGACCCCGTCGCGGCAAACGAACGAAATCGGAAGTATATAGACCGATTTGTATCAGAGAATTACAACGGTTTAGTTACCAAGTTTTCACCCTTAGACGGTACGATAAATTCAAGCGCTTTCGGAGCACTCGATAAATTAAACTCTACGATTATCTCGCTCTATACTGATCCGAATTTACACTTTGCGGATTGGGAGCAAGCGAATAGGTATCTATCGAGTAAGTTCACGGAAAAGGCGATTCGCGTTCCGGTGAAGAAACCTGTAAAAAGCGAAGTAGTAGAGAATGAGGACGAGATTATTAACGATTAATATTATTGTTTCGATGAAAGACGTAGAACTATTTAACGACCATTTCCAGAACTATAAAACATACGGTATTCCGAAAGCACAACTAATCATTGCGGATATTCCCTACAACATTGGGAAGAACGCATACGGTTCTAATCCATCTTGGTATATCGACGGAGACAATTCTAACGGAGAAAGCGAATTAGCTGGAAAAGAATTTTTCGATACCGATAAGGATTTTCGAATTACTGAATTTCTTCATTTTTGTAGCAAGATGCTCGTTAAAGAGCCAAAAGAAAAAGGAAAATCCCCCTGTATGATTGTCTTTTGTGAATTTCAGCAACAATTCGAACTTATACAGAAAGCGAAGGAATACGGGCTGAACAAATATATCAATCTGGTATTTAAAAAGAACTTTTCGGCACAAGTTTTAAAGGCTAATATGAAGGTCGTTGGTAATTGTGAATATGGTGTACTCTTATATCGGGACAAACTGCCAAAGTTCAATAATGGCGGTCGGATGGTATTTAATTGTTTCGATTATCCTAGAGATACAGATACACCGCGGATTCATCCGACACAAAAATCAGTTCCGTTGCTTGAACGGTTGATCGAACTTTTCACAGATGCGGGTGATGTTGTAATAGACCCATGCGCCGGAAGTGGTACAACATTACTTGCAGCCGCTCAATGCGGGCGAAAAGCATACGGATTTGAGATAAAGAAGAAGTTCTATGCAGATGCGAATAAAATCATTTTGTCGCGGATGCAGCCTAGAATGTTTGTGTAGAATTAATAAATAATAAAGTTATGCGAATACTAGATTTACCATTAATGGCGGTTTGGTTTCTAATGATCGAATCCGGCGAAAAGAAAGAAGAATATCGGGAAATAAAACCGTATTGGATCAAACGCTTAAAGTGTTGCGGACTTCATCCAAGCGCAAAAGGTTGTGACGGTTGTCCGGTTGGTAGTTGCGATCATTATACACACGTTCGTTTCCGGTATGGGTACACCGCGCGAACTATGTTGTTTAAGTTGGATCGTATCTCTGTTGGAGTTGGTCAGAAGAAGTGGGGTGCACCTGATAAGAAAGAAGTGTATGTTTTAAAGTTGGGTGAACGGATTGAATAACTAATAACAAAACAGATATGAATACATATAGATACGAAAACAGACCTTATGATATTCCTTATATGGAACTGAAAATGGTAGATGAAGAAAAGTCTACTCCTTGGAAAACCGTCCCACCTTCTTGGAAAAATTCCTCTTCGAAAGGTGGACGTACTGCGAATCAAATCAAAAAAGACCGGAAGCGGAAGAAAATGAATAAAAGGAAATAATCATAACACAAAAAGAAATGAGCCAAACACAAAATCAATCAAAGTATTATTATTCCCCTCGTTTTCGTCACTTTAATATCTATCGTCGCGATCCAGACGGAGATACAAAGGTAGATGATGCGGCAACGCAGGAAGAGGCGAAACGGAAAGTCTACGAGTTAAACGGATGGAATTACAAACCTAAAAATAACACGGTAAAATGAGTAAAGTAAAACAGTACATCGAACAAGCCACAAACGAGCGCATCCGCTCGCGTGGCTTAATCCGAAAAGTCGCTATCGAAGCGGCTCGGATACAGAGAGACGAAACGAGGCGGCAAGCTATCGAAGTGTATAAACAAATGTGTCCGTCTAAGAACTGCAAAGGTTGTGCAAGCCGGATACATAAACAGGAAACACAATCGACTCGATGCGACGGGAATTGTGCACGGATTAGATTACTTATTAACGGATTAGACCGGATCGAAACGTTATGTATATAATCAGGCGTATTCAATGCAAATCGGGCGATGTGTCCGAGACGCATTTAGTTGAGATAGAAACGGACGACATCGAGGCAACACGAAAGGAGTTGCACGATTGTTATCAATGTGATAAGATTCTTTTTAATTATGACGAACAATGAGTAGAAACCCGCATTACATTAAGATGATTAACTCCAACAAATGGAAGTTACTTCGAGCTAAGAAGCTACAAAGCAATCCGGTTTGTGAAGTGTGCGAAGCGAACAATCGCAGTACACTTGCAACCGAAGTACATCATACCGTCCCGGTTGAGTCCGTGTCGCATGAACTCGGAATGAGACAACTAATGTTTGATTATAACAATCTGCAAAGCCTCTGCCATTCGTGCCACTCTGATGCACATCGACGCGCTTTCAGTCATTCGAAAGAGGCGATACAGGCGAATAATCGAAGGGCGACGGAACGGTTTGTTGATCGCTTCTTGGATAAATAAATTCTGATTGTTGTGAATTTGGCTGTTTTTTCTATGAAGAATAAAGCAGCCTTTTTTTATATTTCAAAAGTGCCTTAATTCTTCTTTTTAGGTTCTTTCCGTAGATATTTATTTACTTTAGTTGTCTTAGTCTTTTTAAAAAGAGTATAAAAAGGTACTCCTTTAGAATTATAATATTTTATCAATAGATAAAATCCATCTAAACGCTTAGGACGAAAGTATTGTTCGGGATTAGGGATCTTTATTCCCGGTAGATAAATCTTTATTCCATTTTCAATTGTGTATTTCATTAACTCATCTGGCTTCGTGAGATATGAGGTTGATATTTCAAATGCTATTTCTTCGTTTTTATCCAGATGACTTTGCTCGTTAAATAGTTTATTACCGTTTACTATTCCATCAAATAAGGGTGATGTCCCATCGTATGTAATTTCGCCTATTGATATATTTCTAGCCGTATATTCGGATACATTTTTTAAGGTACATTCATATCTCCATGTCAGTATATGACTTTTATTTGGTAAAATTTTCCTAGAAGTTAACTCTATGCTAGTTTGTAGATTTAATTTAGGACGTTCTTCATAATATTTTTGATATATAAATTTACTTCCCCACGCAATCAATATTACTACAATTGGGCATATAATAGAAAGAATTAAAGAGTTCATAGCATTCAGAATATATTTACTGCAAATATAAAGAATGTTTCTTTCTTGTATAAAGACGGGGGCGTTTTTTTTATTTTTTAACGCGATAGGCTAAACCCACCTCACCTCATATTTACACGCGCGAGTAATTTTTGAAACGAGGGGGTGCGCGTTGGGGGTAAACTTTTTGCGCGCATCTTCCGAGCTACCAAATACTTGCGATCTTTTCCTATATGCAAAAAGCCTATAAAAATGTGTGATTTGGACGACATAAAAGAAAAGATTCGCGCCGCGATGGAGTCGCAGGGAACATATACGGAAGATTTAGACCTCTGTATAACTCTTTGCGCAGGTTCATATATGGCGTTTCAAATTGCACTAAACGATATTTCAAAGAAGCGTATGAAGTCATACGTGAAAGAAGTGTCCCGCGAAAATAATGATAAACTCACGGCGCATCCTGCTTTCAAAGTTTTATTCGATGCACTCGAAGCAACGCGCAAACAATTACGCGAACTTGGTTTGACCTTTCAAACGCTTTCTGCATCTGACGACGACGAAGTAAACGACTTGATTAACGAAGTAAACAAAATAGGTCGCGATGAACAAGGAGAATAGAGATAAACTGATAGCGTTAAAGCAGTCGGTTGTCTCCGATCTGCATAACATCGACGTTGATTCGTATAAGCTAGACAAGGCAGACGAAAGACTAAATGTGTATATCAAAGGTTGTATTAACAATCCGGACGCGCACAACCTTTACGAGTTGCTAGCCGTTCGCCGCTTCTTTGTTTTCCTCGATAAATACGAATTTCGGATCAAGGAAGTAAAGAAGTTCGTCACGTTCTACGAGCGTTTGAAATTCTCCGGCACAAAGGGAAAGACTAGATACAAACTGACTCCGATACAGGTGTTTCAGTTCTCTAATATTCTCGCGTTTTACAAGCCTGACACAAACAAGCGTTTGATTCGCGAAGCTCTTCTATTCGTTCCGCGTAAATTCAGTAAGACAACAAGTGTAGCGAGTCTTTCGATTAACGATTTGTTGTTCGGTGATGCGAACGCACAAACATACGTTGCTGCAAACTCATACAATCAAGCGAAAGTCTGTTTTGATGAAATACGTAATATTTTAAAGTCTCTCGATCCGAAGTTTAGACACTTCAAAATTAATCGAGAAATCATATATAACCGCATAAAGGGAAAAACCTCTTTTGCCCGTTGCCTTGCCTCTAACCCGGATAAATTAGACGGACTTAACGCAAGCATGGTAATAGTAGACGAGTATTCACAAGCCGATAGCGCCGCATTGAAGAACGTTTTAACGTCCTCAATGGGCGCACGGCTCAACCCTTTAACCGTAGTAATTACGACCGCATCCGATAAAGAAACGGCTCCATTCGTTGAAATGCTCAAAATGTATAAAGCGATCCTACGAGGTGAGATTGAAAATGATTCCATATTTGCACACATCTTTGAGCCAGACGTAGACGATGAGGAAGGCGATCCGGCAACGTGGCGCAAGGTACAACCACACATGGGTATAACCGTTTATGAAGATTTCTATATAGACGCGTATCAAAAAGCACTATATAGCGCGCCGGATGCACTGGAATTTCGAACAAAGTTACTAAACGTATTTACTACCGACCAAACAACAAAATGGATTGAGGCAAAGCAGATCGAAGAACGATTCAAAGATATTAGAATAGAAAATATTGGTACTTATCCGCTTACGATGGTGGCGGTTGATTTGTCCGTTCGAGACGACTTCTCTTCGGTTACTTATAATATCTATTCGAAAGAAAGCGGCTCTTTTCATTCGCATACGGACTACTATTTCCCGGAAGGAGCTTTGAAAGATCATCCGAATCGGGAACTTTACGAAGGTTGGGCGAAAGCGGGTTATTTAATTCTTTGTGACGGTGATATTATCGACTATCAGCAAATAGTAAACGATATACTTGCGCGTGCAAAGTATCTACAAATCATGGGAGTTGGCTATGATCCTTATAAATCGGCTGAATTTGTAAATCTTCTTACTTATTCCGTAGGCGGTGCGAGTGAATATATTAAGCCTGTTAAACAGACATACGGAACGTTTACAAGCCCTATTGAATCTTTTGAACTTGCTTTGTATCGGAGTAAGCTCACCTTTAGCCCTAATCCGATTACGCCGTACTGTTTTAGTAATGCGGTATTAGACGAAGATCGGAACATGAATAAGAAGCCAGTCAAAAAAACGCATAACGCGAAGATTGATTCGACTATAACAAACCTAATGACATTCTACTTATTTAATAACATGGAGGTATAATGAAACTATCTTTTAATTTTGAATTGGGACGTTCAAAGACGCAAAAACGCGCCTTAAATGCAGAGATGAGCACAACGGATAAAGATGCGGCGATAAACTCCCGATTACCATCGTTACCCGGTCAGCCAATAGATGTGCATAACAGTAATCAAGCAATGAAACTTTCAGCCGCATATAGATGTACTTCTATTCTTTCGGGGACTATCGCGTCTTTACCGCTTATAATTAAACGGAAAAAAGATGGATATTTCTCACCAGACGAGGAAAACGATTTATATACGATATTAACCCGTATGCCTAACCGACGAATGAATAGTTTTGAAATGGTTAGGAATATGGTTGTTCAAATCGTAAATCAAGGAAACGCCTACATCGTTATCCGTCGAAAGTTCGGTAGTGTCAGCGAGCTTGTATTATGCGCAAATAATACAGTAACCTATGACAAATTGAATGATGTTTATATTATTTCTGATCCATATAACCGGATATATGGGCGTTTTGAATCCTACGAAATAATCCATCTTAAAAATAATAGTTTGGACGGGGGGTATACAGGAGTAAGCACAATAATGTACGCTAGCCGTATCTTTTCCATAGCCGCGAGTGCAGATAATCAGAATTTACGAACCTTTCAGAATGGAAGTAAAATAAAGGGGCTTGTTTCCGGTGCAAAAGAGATAAATAAAGGGTTGCCCGGTGCAGGTATGACGGATATTCAACTTTCTACGGTTGGAGATCGCATAGAGGAACAACTAAACACAGGAAGAGACATTATTTCAGTTCCCGGCGATGTTGGATTTCATCAACTTTCTATAAATCCGGTTGATGCGCAGTTATTGGAAACAAAGAAATTCAGTATTCTTGATATATGTAGATTTTACGGAGTTCACCCAGATAAAGTATTTGCCGGACAATCTACTAATTACAAAGCTTCTGAAATGAGCAATGTTTCTTTTTTAACTGATACACTGCAACCAATATTGAAACAAATCGAGGCTGAATTTAATTACAAGCTGATTCCTAATTCAGTCGCTCACTTATATAGTATTTCATTTGATTTGTCATGCTTATATCAAACCGATTTAACGACACAAGCAAGCTATTATAAAGCTTTGGAAGAAATGGGAGCTCATTCCCCGAATGATACTCGTAGGGCTTTAGGAAAACCGCCCGTTGAAGGAGGCGACAAAGTGTTTATCTCCTGCAACGTTCAACCAATCGAGGCGGCTAGTCAAAAAGTAGAGCTACCCAAAAACGAAGAAACAAACATATAGTAAAATGATATTTGCAAAATATGGAAATACGAAGTTATACAGAGTTAGGTGCTCCTAAAGTTGGAGATGGAAGAATAATCGAAGGTTATGCGGTTGTATTCGGACAAGAAAGCCGTGTATTGTACGACAGGGAAAAACAACGCGCTTTTGTTGAGGTGATCGAAAAGGGAGCTATAACGGAAGAGTTATTGCGTAGTTGTGATGTTAAAGCTCTGTTAGATCATAATAAACAGAGATTGTTAGCTCGTTCTAATCGTGGTGCGGGAACTTTGTCGCTTGAACTTGACGACTACGGATTAAAATACAGGTTTGAGGCTCCTAGTACTCCCGATGGAGATTTCGCCGTAGAAATGATTAAACGCGGTGATATTTTCGGTTCGTCTTTTGCGTATGCTTTAAATGAAAAGGATAAAACAAAAGTTTCCTATTCAATGAAAGACGGGTTGTTGCTTCGTACTGTACACATGATTGATCGGATTTCCGATATATCTCCCGTTGTTGATCCTGCTTTTTATGGTACAGATGTAACGGTGCGGAGTATGGACGATACGATAGCGGAGTTGTCCGGCGAGAATAAAGACTATCTAAATGAAATTAATAATTTACGCAAATCAATTTAAAACATGAGAAAAGAATTTGAAACTATTGCTCAATACAAAGAGCAGATGCGCGCTATGTTGGATAAAGCAGAAGCGGAAAAAAGAGCACTCGACGCAAGCGAGAAAGAGCAGTTCGAGCAGTTAAAAACAAAGAAAGAACTTTTGGAAATGAAAGTCGAACGCCGTGCGCTTGAAGATATTAACGCGGGACTGGTGTCAGACCGTCGCGTGTTGTTTTCACAGGCTGTTTTTGACGTCGTTAATCATCGCTCTTTGGAAGAATACAACGGAGTAGTATCGGAAGGCGGTATTAAAGTTGTAGAACGTGCGGTGACTGTTACAGATACAACCGATGCGGCTAGCATGGTTCCTGTTACAATCGGTGAAATCATTGAACCGTTAGAAAAAGGCTTGATTATTGATAAACTAGGTATCAAGATGCAAAGCGGGCTTGTAGGTGACCTTGTTTTCCCAACATTGGCGGCTGTTGAAGCAATAATTCAGGGTGAAAACGTTGCGGTTACCGATACCGAATTGAATATCGACAAAATCAAGGCTTCACCCAAACGTGTATCTATTTCTATCCCGGTGTCTAAGCGTGCGATCAACCAAACGAACTACTCTTTGCAGGACGTAGTTTTAAAACAAATTTCGCTTGGTGTTGCCCGTACTTTGAACAAATGGATGTTTTCGGGGGCTGCGTTGTCTGGTGCAAGTAACGGCGTGTTTGTAAAGGCAAAACCAGATGTTGAATATACAAACGCGTTGACATTTGCGGATATTGTTTCGCTTGAATCTACCGTAATGGATGCGGGCGTAGATGTAACCGACGGTACAGCTGCCTATGTTTGCACTCCAAAGGTGTATGGTGCTTTGAAATCCACTCCCAAAGCGGCGGGGGCTGCTGAAATGATCTGCCAAAATGGTATGGTGAACGGTTATCCGGTTCTTGTTACTAACTACATGGACGCCGATTCTATCGGATTCGGTGTATTCTCCAA